GAAACGTTATCTTCCTGAAACTGCTAGGTATGTTTGTATAAATGAGAAATGCAAACATGAAATGTACGATGGGGAAAGATGGAGAGTTTTGCAATCTGACATTACAAAAATTTTTGGCCTGGCCAACAGCTCCTCTGTTAGCCGATGGAAAATTGAGCCCGTAAAACGAAACAAGAAAGAAATTTTTTATTATCTTCCTGAAGTTGTTCAATACCTAGAACAAAAGCGCGGCGAAAAAAAGAAGAACAAATCAGATCTTTCTCTGGAACAAGAGAGAGCAAAAGAAGCTAGACAGAGAACTCAAAAACTAAAATTTGAAACTCAGCTAAAAAAAATTCAAGTTGATGAATCTAAAAAAATTTTAATCAAAGCAAGCGAAGTTGAACCATTTTGGGAATCTGCTATGGTTCGCTTCAAAGAACGCGCTTTGTCTTTGCCTGATAGAATTACAAATTCTTTGCAATCATTGCAGGGAGAAAAAGAAACAAGAGCATTTATAAAAAACCTAGTATACGAAATGCTGAAAGAGCTTGCGATATATGAAGGCATTGAAGAAAAAGAAGAAGAAGAAAAAAAATAAATTCAATGCTATAGAGCAAATTTTCATTCGATCTTTGAAAAAACTTGAACCACCGGAAGACATAAGCGTCGCTGAGTGGTCGGAAAAATACAGAATACTTTCCCCAGAATGTTCTGCTGAACCTGGAAAGTGGAAGCATTATCGTGCTCCGTACCTACAGGAAATCATGGAATGTTTTACAGATGACTCTGTGAAAGAGATCGTCGTTATGTCTTGTGCGCAAGTTGGAAAGTCGGAAATACTTAACAATACCATAGGGTACATTGTTGATATAGATCCGGCTCCTACTTTAATGTTACAACCATCGATTAAGATGGCTGAAGACTACAGCAAAGACAGAATTTTCCCAATGATTCGTGACTGCCAAAAATTGTGGGAAAAGATTGACCTAAAAACTAAATCCAATGGAAATACTATTTTGCATAAAGTTTTTCCAGGAGGTCATCTCACTTTGGCAGGTAGTAACTCACCTAGCCAGTTAGCAAGTAGGCCAATCAAGAATCTTCTTATAGATGAAGTTGATAGGATGGAAACTACTTCCGAAGGTGATCCGGTTTCCATTGCAGAAAAGAGAACAGCTACATTTTCTAGAAGAAAGATTGTTAAAGTTTCTACTCCCACGATCAAAGATGTTTCTCGAATAGAAAGATCCTACAACAGAAGTGACAAAAGAAAACAGCACATCAAATGCGAGAAGTGTAGTACTTGGCAGGTCGTTAAATGGAGTGAAGACACAGTAGTTTGGGATCATGAAATTGTTGAAGGTAAGAAACGTTATCTTCCTGAAACTGCTAGGTATGTTTGTATAAATGAGAAATGCAAACATGAAATGTACGATGGGGAAAGATGGAGAGTTTTGCAATCTGCTAAGTGGATTGCAGAAGAACCTTTTCGTGGTGTTGCTGGTTTTCAACTAAACGAACTTTGTTCTCAATTCAGAAAGCTATCTGAGATTGTTTCCGAATTTATAGATAAAAAAGACAACCCAGATGAGCTGATGGTATTTGTGAACACTGTGCTAGGTGAAACCTTTGAAATCGTTGGTGATGCTCCAGACTGGGAAGTACTTTACAGAAGACGTGAAAGCTACCCGTTTGGAAGCATACCCAAAGGTGGATTGTTTCTCACAGGTGGGGCAGACGTTCAAAGCGATAGGATCCATGTAGAGATAGTTGCTTGGGGTCGTAATTTTGAGACCTGGTCTGTTGAGTATGTGATACTTCATGGTGACACCACACAAAGTGAAGTGTGGGATAAACTTGATAGATTGGTTTGCAAAACCTGGAAAAACCACAGAGGTGCTTCAGTTGGATTAAGAAAATTCTGTATTGACTCAGGACATAACACAGCCATCGTCCAAAACTGGTGTAGAAAATATTCCCGTTCTAAAGTTGTTCCCGTTTTTGGTAACCCAGGACAGCGGCAAATAATTGGTAGTCCTGGAAGAGTAGATGCTAAGAAGGGTAAAAACCATAAGATATCTTCAATGAATTCTTACCCTGTTGGAGTAGACAAAGCAAAGTCAGAGCTATTTGGATTCTTAAGACAGAAAGAACCACTTGAGAAAGATCAGGGTTTCCCTTTTGGTTTTTGTCATTTTCCAGAGTATGACCAAGATTTCTTCTTGGAACTTACAGCAGAAGAGCAGCATAAGGAAAAAGACAAAAAAGGTTATTACAAATATATATGGAAGAAAAAACGGGAAAGAAACGAAGCTCTTGATTGCAGAGTATACAACCGCGCAGCATCTTGTTTAGCTGGAATAGACAGATTCGACGAACAAAGATGGATAGAAATAGAAAGCGAGTGTGATCTCGCAATATCGAAAAAAGGTAAATTGACCATAATTAAAAAGGATTCTGGAGGCTATTTGTAATGAGTACATCTAATGATCAAGCCCTTTTAGATGAGTTAAAAAGTGCTAGGGCATCTGGAATAAGAAAGATAACTCTCAATGGCCAGACAATCGAGTACAAATCTGACCAAGAGATGGCTAGTGCTATAGCATCATTAGAATCTAAATGTAGAGTAAGTTCTGGTAAAGGTTATGGAATACGTTCAAATCCATCATTTGACAGAGGTTTCTAAGTGTCAAAAGGCATAAAAAACGCAAATTTTATAGATCGAGCTATCGAATATTTCGCTCCAAGTTACGCGAGAGATCGATATAAAGCAAGAATAACTTGTGAATATTTAAGAAGTTATAACGCTGCAAGTACTCGAGAACGTTTGAAAAATATCAAGACAGGCCCAAGCGGTGTAAATTCTCAGATAGGCCCAGCTTTGCATAGATTACGGCAAAGATCTAGGCATATCATAAGAAACGATGAGTATGCTAAAAAGGCAAAAAGAACAGTTGTTTCTAGTGTTATAGGTTTTGGTATCACTGGAAGATTTATGGGAGATACTCCAAGATCTAGAGCACTAAACGATGCTTGGAACCAATGGATAAAGTCATCAAACATAGATTTTGATGGAAATTTAGATTTTTATGGCATCCAAAAATTGATCATGGGAACAACTTTTGAGTCTGGTAGCTGCCTTGTCCAGAGAATTAGAACCACTAATTATGAAATAGTACCACTTGAATTAAAGGTATTAGAGCCTGATTTCATTGATATATCTCGCAACGAAGGTATTGAAACAAGAGATAGCAACTACATAAAGCAAGGCGTTGAGTTCACAAAAGAGGGTAAAAAAGTTGCTTATTGGATGTACGACCAACACCCTGGAGAAACTCACCCCACAATATTAAGAAATTTTGAAAGCACCAGATTTGATAAAGATGAATTTTGCTATGTATATGATATCGAACGTCCTGGTCAAATACATGCAGTACCTTGGATAGTAATAACTTATGTTACTGCTAAAAGTTTTGGTGAATACGAAGATGCACATCTAACAAGACAAAAAATTGCTGCTTGTTGGGCTGGATTTGTGAAAGATATGGCTTTTCCAGAAGACCAGGATGGAAAATTTGAGCTAATCAAAGAGGTTGCTCCTGGAATAATTGAGGCTCTTCCTCCAGGAAAAGACATAGTTTTCCCAACACCTCCAGGGGTTGAAGGTTATGGAGAATATACACGAGGTCAAAAACAAAGAATGTCGGCAGGCGTTGGCATTTCTTACGAAAGCCTTGGTGATTTATCTCAGGTTAATTTTTCAAGTGCCAAAATTGGACAGAATTTCATGTATGAAAATGTCAACCAATGGCAGTGGCAAATGATCATACCTCAATCTCTAATTAAAATAGGTTGTTGGTTTGAAGAAGCAGCAGAGCTTGCTGGAATAGTACCTTTTTCAGATAAAAAAACCCCTATGGAATGGAATCCTCCTAAAAAAGAATTTATAGAACCATCAAAAGAAACTAACGCTATAAAAAGCCAAATAAAAGGTGGATTAAAACCTCTAAGTCAAGCTCTAGGAGAGCTTGGTTATGATTTTGATGAAATCATTAAGCAGTATGCAGAAGACAAAAAGAAAATCGAATCTCTAGGGCTAAATTTTGACACATTAGTAAACTCTGTTTTCAACGTGGAGAATAGTAATGGAAACAATGGCAACGGAACAAAAACAGATAACAAAGGAATTTCCAGAGCTTTCAGTAAGAGCTAGTGTAAAACCCGGTAGTTATGACAAGGAAAAAAGAACATTTTCTGTAGTTTTTACTACGAATACACCTGTTATGCGAGGTTTCTGGGAAGAATATGAAGAAATTCTTTCTATGGATCCTGATCATGTTCGGATGGATCGCTTAAACAATGGGGCTCCTTTCCTTGACGATCATAGAACTTGGGGTGGAACTGAGAATGTTCTTGGTGTTGTTGTTAGAAATTCTGCAAAACTAGAGACTAATCAAGGAATTTGTGACATACAAATGTCAAACAGAGAGTCATTATCAGAAAAACGTCAAGATATCGAAGATGGTATTTTGCCTAATGTGTCGGTTGGATACATTGTCCACAGATACCAAGATATTTCTCCCGTAGATGATAAAGGTGTTATAGAAAAGAGAGTTTTACTTGCGGTAGACTGGGAGCCCTACGAAGTTTCACTTGTTCCTATAGGTGCTGATCCTAACGCACAAATAAGATCAAAAGAATCAAAAAAACACAGTGTAATTATCGAAAACTTTAAACAAAGGAGTGTTAGTTTGGACACAACAAAGACACCTCCAAGTGATCCTGTAGAACCTAAAGTTCAACAAAAATCACAGGAGACTCCTGATACTGTTTTATCTGCTGATGATTTAGAAAAAGCGAAATTAGAGGCGAGAGAAGCAGAGAAGGAAAGACAAAGTCAAATCCGATTAGCCTGCAAAGGATTAAAACTGGAAAATGATTTTGCACAAAAGTTGATTGATGATGATGTTTCAGTACATGAAGCAAGAGGAATCATCATCAAAAAAGCTTCAGAAAAGACAAAAACTATCAAAAATCACACACAAATAGAAAGTGTTGGTGATCCTGATACAACAGAAATTCGTAAATTGATGGAAAAAGCTTTGCTTGTTAGAAGTAACCCTCGCAAATACAAACTTGAAGGAAAAGAACAAGAATTTCGTTACTTCAAATTGATTGATGTTGCAAAAGAGTGCTTAGAGGCTACTGGACAAAGCACCCGAGGAAAATCCAATCAATGGATTGCTAGTAGAGCTCTACATCATACAACCGATTTTCCTCTTATCCTCGAAAACATCTCCGAAATATCTCTTCGCGACGGATATGACAGCATAGAACAAACTTTTTCTCCTTTTGTTCAATGGGGTACAGTATCTGACCTAAAACAAGCTTCTAGCGTTCAATTTGGTGAAGCTCCAAAATTGAAAAAGATGTCAGAAGGTGAAGAGTATAAAAGCGGAACAATCGATGAGGGCGGAGAGAAATACAAAGCTGAAAAATATGGTAACTCTGTAATTGTTACAGATATTGTAATTATCAATGATCAGCTAGACGCTTTTAGTCGTGTACAAAGTGAATTTGGAAAAGAAGCTGCTGAACTAGAGAGCGATATTTTCTGGGGGTTTATTACTGGAAATCCGACACTTTCTACAACAGGAAAAACTTTGTTTAGCGGCAGTACAGGTCATGGAAATCTAGCTGCATCAGGTGGTGCAATTGCAATTGCAACCATAGGCAAAGGCCGAGAAGTAATGAGAAAGCAGCCTAAATTAAACAAAAATACTGACAGAAAAGTTCGTATTCGCCCTACTCATTTAGTTGTTGGACCAGAAAACGAAACAGTAGCAGAGCAGTTTCTTGCAATCAATGTTCGCCAAACAGCAGATGATAACGCAAATGGTAATCCTTTTCGTGGCACTATGGATATTGTTGTTGAGCACAGACTTGGTGATGACAGTGCTACTGCATGGTATCTTTTTGCATCGTCTGCGCAAATACCTATGGTAAAAATGGTTACTTTGGATGGTATGCGTGGACCAACTATCCAAGTAAAAGAAGATTTTGATACTGATGGCATCAAAATCAAATGTAAATATTTTATTGGTGGTACTCCTTTAGATTACCGTGGATTTTACAAGAACCCTGGAGCATAGGAGAAACCTTAGATATGAAAAATTATTTTGCATCTGGAAAACAGATAAAATTTACTGTCCCAAGAGGCGTATCTATTGCCAGTGGTGAACCATATATGCACGGAAATTTATTTGGTGTGTCAATGGGAGCTTATTCTGCTGGTGATGATGCCATACTCGAAAGATTTGGAATCTTTGACCTTGCGAAAGACAATACTGAGGCTATTGCTGATAAAGCAGATCTATATTTTGACTCTGTTAATAAAAGACTTACAGCAAAAGCTGTTGGTCCATATGTCGGCCAAGCAAACGGAGCTGCTGCTGAAACTGCTACAACTGTCCAAGCTTTTATTTTTGGAAAAGGAGAAGGCGGAGACAGTGGTGGATCGATTTCGCTTACAGCTCCAAGTGGTGGCGTTGTGGCTGGTGTTGGCTACATAATCGGAAGCATGTTTGTTGTAGCGCTTGAAACAAAAGATGAAGCAGAAGCTTTTGAGGCAAAAATTGATGGTGTTGTGACTCTTGCCAAAAATAACTCTGTCGCTACGACAGAAGGCCAAGAAATCTTTTGGGATGATACCAACAAAGAAGTCACACCAACTAGTGCATCCGGTTTGTACAGCATAGGTCACGCACTTACAGCACAGGCAAACACTGACACAGAACAAAGTGTCCATCTTTCAGGCGTAAAAGTGGTAGCAGTTTCGTAGAGATTTGAGGTAAAAAAATGAGCTTTGAAAGAGCTGTTGAAAAAATGTATTCATTTGGAATAGATAAACTTTCAGGGATTAACAAGATCGTCATTGATGGCGAAGAGGTTAAAGGGGTTTTTTCTACAGATGAAAAACAGGAGAAGAACTCTCACAATTCAAGGCTCAAAGGTAAATTATTGATAGCTAAAAGTGTTTTTGCAAACCCCGGAAAACCGGGGAGTGGTGACGGGAAAATTAACAAAGTCACCATAAATGACATTGTTTGGACAATTTACCACTTCGACAGCCAAGACAAGGATCATTGGGATATTTATTTGCAAAAAGATACTAGAGTAATTAACAGGTAATCAAAATGAAATTTATGGAAAACTCAGAGATACTAGTTAGTCTGTCTAAAACTATAGCTGAAAGCCAGGAAATAAAGAATTATTGCCAAGGCAAATATGAAAAAGATCACACTGTATTTGTTGGCATAAACGCTGATTCACCTCCTGAAGATTTTCCGGCTGTAGCTCTTTATGCAGTTGAAAAAACTAGTTATCAAGAAAGTGATCGATACATAAATTTTCTTTTGAGTATTGGTGTTGCTGTAGAGAACGAAAATGTTGATGTAATAGATAACCGAAAGATTTTGACAGGCATGATCGAAGCTGAAGAATTACGCCAAATTGTTGAAAAAGTGATATTTAAAGCTGAAATTGCCACTATCACAAATATTGATGGCAATTCGATGTCACAAGTATTTTTCCCTAACTTTTCAAGTGATTCAATAATTGAACTCAAATTCTTACGTAGCAATAGGAAGCTTTTAAAATAGGTAGGTATACGAATGAGCGACATTGTAAAAAAAGCCAATTCGCAAAATCTTGGGAGAGGTCATGTTACCTTCCAAGAGACAGGAAAAGTTGGTGAGCTTGATTTCCAAGAGATTGATGAATTCAGTTTTAATATAAGTGTTGACCGAGTCCAAAAATATTCAAATAGAAACCTTAACACTGTAAAAACTTTTGACCAAATTTCGCAAATAGATGTTGCCGGATCTATGTCTATAACATCTACAGCTTTAGAAATTGCAAGGTTTTTCAATCTTGCAAAAGAAGTTGTTGAAACTATCCAATCTTCGGGAAGTTTTTCTTCAAAAACAGTTACAGCCAAAAAACACAAGTGGATAGATCTTGGTAAGCAAGGACTTACAGAGGGGTCTGTGAAGGTTTTCAAAAATGGCGCAGCTGTTGCTTTTACTGCTGACAACTCCACTAATACTTTTACATCTAGTTCTCATGGATTGTCAGATGGTGATTCTATTGAGTTTCAAGAAGTGGGAACATTGCCAGCGGGACTAACAGCAGGAACCATATACTATATAATTAGTTCAGACACAAACACTTTTAAAGTGTCTTTGACAAAAGGTGGTTCTGAAGTTGCCATTACCGACGATGGGACTGGATCAAACACTTACCGTCAGCGATACATTGAGGATACTGATTATGGTATCAATTACGAATGGGGCAGCATCCACATTGCAAATGGAGGCGGAATTTCTGCTGATGAAGTTTTGGCTATCGAAGGTAGTTTTTCTGAAATAACTGAAAACAAAATCGAAGGTGTCACTAAATCTGATATAGAAGGCAAGATTCGTTTTTATGGTAAAGGTAATGTACGTCAATATTTTGAAGCAAACGTAAAGATTTTCCCTGATGGCGATTTCGCATTAATTTCAACAGACGTTCAAGTTTACACCATAAATTTTGAAGCCGTAAAAAAATCAGGCGAAGAACTTTACATCTTTAAAGAGATATCAAACATTTCTGTTGCTGGTGTTTAGTGACTGTTAGCAAAGTTTCTCTAGATCAGATTGACCAGGCAATAAAGGACACGTTTAATTATTCTGGTGTTTTTCGTAGCGCTCGAATTTCTGCCCTAATAGGAGTCGGCGATGATATGCGCAAAGAGATTAGGCGCTACATATCATCACAAGGTGACTCCAGTTGGCCTAAACAACATCCACTTACTAGGGGATTTAGAAAATCCTCCAGTGATGAATGGGAAAAAAAGAGAAGTCGTAAGGCTCTTTTATGGCTTCGTAAATTTGCTCGTTTCAATGTGGATCGTAGGCAAGGCCAATACGTGATTGTATCACTTGGTAAAAAAATGGAAAAGATCTCCAAAGAAGTCCAAGAAGGTAAAGATATACCTGTGAACGACAAAGTTAGGAGGCTTTTCGGAGCGACAAGACAAGGAAGAAATAAAGCACAGGTAGGACGTGGATTTTTCCCTATAAGCAAAGAAAAAACAAAGCTTAATTTGCCTGGAAGAGAAATTTTTGACCCAATCATAAAAAAACAACGAGACAGAATACCAGAAATATTTGAGAAAAGGTTTATAGCATCTTACAACAGAAAAACAGGTAAAAACTTTCGTTTTTCTAAACGATAGACAGAAGGTGTTTTATGTCAGAAACAATTAAGAGAACACAAAAAAAAGTTAGTTGGTGTGGGAAAGATTTTATTGTTGTGGAATTGACGGTGGATGAAGTTTTAGCAATTGTCAACATAATCAAAGACGAAGAAGAAAAGACTAAAGCAGAAAACAATAAAAATCAGGAACAAAATAAAGAAGAAACCACGGAAAGTCAGGCTAAAAGACTGAATCTATTTGAGCAAGTCACTATGATAATAGACATTTGCACCCAAGGTGATTTGAAAATAGAAGATATTACGAAGCAAACGCCATCAAAAATAAAAGAGCTTCTGCCGCATATTGAAGAGGTAAACCGCGATTTTTTCGAGATAGCGGGTTATTTCGGAATAGACAAAATAACCTGCAAAAAAATGATAAGGGCGATATTCATAGCACATTTTTCACCATATATGACTCTGTCTGTCAGCTCATAGAACGTGGACATTTAAACGTTTTTAAGTATCCATATGGTTTATATTTAAAGATGTTGTATTCGAGCAATGAAAAATTCAAAAGAGACTACCAAAAACAAAAAGAATTAATAACCCTAAGCGTTCGCGCGGCAAATCATCAGGAAGATTTATCTAAATACCTAAAGGAACAATAGTTTGGCCTCAATTAATTTAGTTGTCAATACTCGCTCTAGAGGAGAAAAAAGCGTAAAAAACTTGTCTAAAGATTTTCATAATCTAAGGCAAGAACTTACTAGGACATCTAGAGAACTACGAGATTTCACAGCCATATCTGGAGATCTAAAAACTATTGGTGCCGACTTTGTAAAGGTTGGTGCTGGATTGTCCTTGGCTTTTGCAGCTCCTGTTAAAGCTGCCAGCGACTTTGAAAAAACATTCTCTGGCGTAAGGGCTTTAATTCAAAGTTCTTTCGATGATTCAAGTGAATTAGAGAAAGCTTTTAATTCTTTATCAAACGAGGCTAAAAGACTGGGAGAAACAACCCAGTTTACTGCAAGTCAAGCCGGAGAAGCCATTCAGTTTTTAGCTAGAGCTGGTTTTGAAACAGACGAGATACTCAACTCATTGCAAGGAACTTTGAACTTAGCCGCTGTTGAGAACTTAGATCTTGCACAAACAGCTGATATTGCCAGCAATGTTTTAACCGGTTTTGGTTTGGAAGTTGAGAAATTTGGAGAACTTGTGGACGCATTAGCAGGTGTTTCCGGTAAAGCTAATGTAAACCTTGTTCAGCTAGGAGAAGCTTTAAAGAGTGCTGCCCCAGTTGCACAAAGTGCTGGTATAGAATTTAACGAAGTTGTTGCCGCTGTAGGGACTTTGGGTAACGCTGGTATACAGGGAACACTTGCTGGAACAAGCCTAAGAGCTATTTTAAGGGGATTATTTCAGGATTCTGGAGAGGCTGCCGAAGAATTAGAAAAATTGGGAATTACCATAGAAAATGAATCAGGTAATTTTGTTGGATTGGCCAATGTTGTTGATCAATTTTCAAATGCTCTTGAAGGCATGTCCGATATAGAGAAAACTGTAAAACTCAATAGAATTTTTGGTGAACGTGGTGGTCCTGGGTTTATAGGATTGCTTTCACAAGGCAGTAATGTAATAAGAGATCTTGAAAAAAGGAGTCGCAATCAAGGAGAAGCAGCTAAAAGAGCTGCCATCCAGATAGACAACCTACAAGGTAGTTTTACAAAACTTTTTAGCGCTGTAGAAGGGTTTGCTATAAAGATAGGAACTCCTTTTCTTAAGCCATTGTCTGAGGCTGTAGATGGGATAACAGATTTTGTTGGAGAATTGTCAGAAGCTTTTGATGATTTAGGTGATTTAGGTCCGGTTATCGTTGGTACAACTGGTGCAATTGGTGGATTAACTGTTGCAACAGGAGCCCTAACATTTTTGCTTGGAACATTGGGTTTTGCACTCACATCTACAAGTAAGCTAATGACCGCAATGACTGTAACAGCACCAAGGCTAGCAGTGGCCATAAGGGGAATAAGCTTTGCGGCAAGTCGAGCAATCCCAATATTAGGTGCTTTCACAACTGGCCTAGCTATAGGCGGAGTCGTTAGGGAATGGGAGTTATTTGGAATAACAGTAGACGAAGCCGTCCAGTCAGGAATAATTTCTCTGAAAAAATTTAGTGCCGAAGCAGTTTTATTATTCGCTGAAACCAGGAAAGCAGCATTGAATTTTCTAGGTATTTCGACTGCAATAGAAGATGGTGCAATAAAAGCGATCACTAAAGAAATAAAAGTTTTAGAAGAAGTTGAGAAACAACTAAAAAGAGACATACAGGTCAGACAAGAAAAAATAAAGGTTCAAAAAGAATCTAGTGAGATAACAGATAAAGCGAACAAAGAAATCCAAAAAGAAGCAAAGCTGGAAATTCAAAGGCTTGATGGTATTAAAAAACGCCAAGCTGAAGAATTACAGAAAAGAAGAATTCAGCAGCAAAAAATTCAAAAAATAAATGATTTACAACTGGATCTCTCTATTGAGGTACTTAGAACAGAAATTCAAGAGATACAAAAAGCAAGCAATGAAAGCCTAGAAAATTTAGAAGATTTTTTTAATAAGAGAAGGGAACTGATAAGGTTAGAGCAAAAAAGAACCATAGATCAAATAGTCGGAAATAATGACTTGAGTGATCAAGAAATAAAACTGCAAACACAAATAGCCTCACAAGATTTTAAACGCCAAATAATACAACTACAGCAAGAAAGATTTGATGCAGAAGATGAATTTGAGGAAAAGCAGTTAAATTCTATAAAAATAATATCAGAAGCCAGAAACAAGCTATCAGAAAGTATCCATAAAAAAGAACTAGACAATATTGTAAAAAGGCAAGAAAAAGAACTTGAATCTTTAAGGATAAATGGTGGTAGTTCTAGCCAAATAAAAAAATTACAAGAAATACAAGAAAAAGAACGCCAAGAAGTTGTAAAAAAATTTCAGGCTGAAGAAATTGAGAGCAAATCAGAATTAGAAGAAGAAATATCTAGGATAAAAATTAGAGCTATAGAAAGCGTTTTTGAAAGAGAACGGCAAGAGTTTGATCTAGAACAAAGACGGCAAAGAAAAGAGTTTGAAAAGCTTTTAGATGAAAAAGGTGGATTAACTGAAAGAGAAAAACAAAGTCGTTTATCTGCTTTAGATCAAGTTCTGGCTAAAGAAAGAAAAATCTTTAACGAAAGAATAGCGAACGAAGAAAATTTCCAAAATATTCAAAGGCAAATAGAACTGCAAACGATAACTGTTGGTGACGCTGGAATTGAAGATGACAGCTTTTTCGGTTTAGAGCAACAAAAAGAGCGTAATAGGTTAGAATTATTAGAATTGCAGGCTCAAAATGAAAGAAAGCTTGCTTTGCTTCGAGAGTTTGGAGTTAAAGAAGATGCTATTGAGCAAGCAAGGCTAAGTCTATCAAGACAGAGAGAACAAAGAAGAGTAGATTTAGCAAGAGAAACAGAGTCTACAAAAATAGAACTTGTGCAAGCTTTTGTAGGTCAATCTATAGCGATAGCAGATACTTTACTTGCTGCCACAAAAGGACAAAGCAAAGAACTTTTTGCAATATCAAAAGGTCTGGCTATTGCTGAAGCAACATTGAATATCGCCAGGGCAATATCTAATTCTATTGGAGCAACTGGATTTTTTGGTAGCGCACAAGCTATACAGGCTGGCGTTTTGGCTGGTGCTCAGCTAGCCAAAGTAGTTGCAACGTCTTTAAATTTCAATGATGGTGGTATTGTCCCAGGACCTCGCGTGGATCGTGATATTGTTCCAGCTAATTTAACGCCAGGAGAAGGTGTTTTAAATCGCGATGCTGTTGATGTAATTGGAGAAAACACAGTCAATGCTTTGAATGCTGGAGATTTTTCAGCACTTGCTGGTGCTCCTGACATAGCTGGCAATATAAACAGCGTTGCGAATAGATCTTTTGCTTCTAGTCAACCAAGTGTTGGCAAATCATCTAGAATACCTTTGCAAAGATCAAATCAATCAGATTCTGGACAAAATGTCACCATCGTTAACGTCACAAGCAAAGAAGAGCTAGAGTCGTTTATGAATTCAACATCTGCTGATAATATCCAGATAAACAGAATGCGCTCTAACCCATCTAAATTTCGCCAAGCTTTGGGGATAAAGTAATGGCAATACAAAAATCAACAGGAACAGTCGGAAGTTTTACAGCATTGCTACAGGCCTTAAAGTCTTTTGTTGCAGGAAACACAGTTACAGAAACGTTAGGAACTGGTGATGATGTAGAGGATACATTTTCAGGTACTCTATCTAATACAAACGTTTCTGAAGGTTGCGCAAGGCTAAAATTCGTCAGAAATGGCACTACCTACTATATTTGGGACGATGGTGAAGGGAATTGGGATCACGACGAAATTACAGCAGCAACCATAACCTATAGCACTGGTGCATATTCCATTGAGCTTGCGAACCCCCTAGAGAACGCAGAAGATTTAGACATACTGTATTCGCATGGTACAGAAGGTCTTGATTGGGTTGTTATCGACGAAAGAAACTCTCAAGACACAAGTGGATCCGATGCGTTTGGTGATAGCTCTAAAAAAGAAATAATTCTAAAGAATAGTGGATCCTCATATAAAGAAAATATTTTCGTGGGAATTCGCGAATGTGAAAGCGTTGCAAACTCTTTCTACAGATGGAATCTCAATTGTTACAAAAATTTTAATGAAACTCAGCATTGGAACCACAACAAAGACGGAACCAATGGTCATGGTTATAGTAGCTACGATAACACAAGAGAGTCATACGACGACCACCCTGGCATAAGTTTTAACAATGATTCCATAACATATTGGTTCTATTCGAGCAAGAATAGGATTGTGGTTATTGCCAGAATAACAGGTAATCGTTATGTGTCATGTTATCTTGGTTTAGCTTTAAGATTTTCGAGCCCTTCAGACTATCCTAATCCGATAATTGCTTTAGGTAGTCACTTTGGTAATAACAACTATACAGACACTTCTGATTCGCATAGCTTTATTATAGATTTACGTTCAGCGTCATCTTTGCAACTTATTTACCTCGACCCCTTTGATCAATTCAAAGGAAGTAATTTGCCCTCTAATTCTGATACAGAATTGCACCCTAAAAAGGGTGAAAACACAAGTGGAACTGTCACAGAGAGAACCGATGGTGATACACATTTATACGATGTCTATGGATTTAGCTCGGAAACATCATTTCTACTTTGGCAATTAGAGGATGTTTATTACTGCCCAAGTAACTCTATCAACTCAGAAGGAACCTTCACTCAAGATTCCAAAACCTACAGAATTTTTCAAAACATCTTTAGAAATACGGACAAAGATTTTATGTGCGTGAGGGAAACCTAATGACAGTTTTAACAATGGAAGAGCACCAAAACGTATCAGACCACCATGAGTTACTAGAAAAGATAAAAGATTTTTGCGATTCTGCTGGGTGGACTATCAATCTATTTAACACAAACTCGCAATGGGCCAATCAAGGTGGGGGAGTGTACGGTTTCAGTGCTGGGAGTGAAAGCTATTTAGAGATTGAATCCTCTGGATACGGAAGTCAGACATTGCATTTTAGGTTCAGAATGGAAAATTCTGGAAGTGTAGCTGATCATGAGTGGCTCCAAGTAGGAGCTTTTAAGTCTGGAGCGACTGGAAGAGACACAGCAAATTCTACTCATCCTGTTCAGCGTGCATCACCTGGAGGAGTTTCTAACTGGAATAGCAAAAGATTTAACAGCATGAAACCTGGAATAATGGAAAAAATTTGGATCTTTGGGAATGACAAGTTTGTTTTAGTAGCAATCAAGCTAACTTCCACATATTGCAATTTTATATCTTTCGGTTCGCCTGAGTTGTTTGATACAGCAGAAGATGAGGGAAATTTTTGTGGATACCCTAATACTTCAACAAGCGTTGCAGCCAGATGGTTTAATGAAAATCAGTTGCCCCCATTTGATTTTACGGATGATATCATCCTATATGACGGAGATGAGAAACCAAGCAGTAAATGCTTTTGTAATGTAAAATTTTCGTCCTCTAATCTACCAAGCGGAGACAGGGTCGATTATTCAAACTTGATTGTCCCCAATGGATACTCTACTCAAAGACCTCTCAGAAAGCCTGATATTTCTATCACGCACGATAGTGATAGTCTTGATAGAGTTTTAGGACAGTATCCCATTTATAGAATAGACATGTCCGATCACCAGATTGGAGATGTATTAAGTTACTCATCTAAAAAATTCGTTGTTTTTCCTGCGTGTAAGCTTGAATTCTCAAAGGGCATAGCCGTTAGGATAGCATAATGTCATTTGAATATGTTGAAAACATAAAGAATAGTGACAGCAATGTAGATTTTGACCAAGGTTTTTCGAGCCTATTCGATTCTGACACCAAACATGGTTCTTATATGAATGTCAATATGACGGCTCATGGATTGAGCTACACTGCAAAAAAAGTTAGTTGTATATCTGATGAAATTTTTGGGAATGTATACCTTTATCCTACCGGAGAAATAAGCTTAGGTTTAATTGTTGAAGATTTTGTCCAAGAGGTACACATATGGAATGCAAAACTTGATTCTGAAGCTAGTATTACGCAGATACAAATTACTAGCCCTGAAGGTTTAAGCCACAGTTCTTTTACTATTCCTGTGGTAATTCCCAGAATATATGAAAAAAAATTCAATATAACGGTTACGGAGGATGGTCCACCTGTTCAAGAGAGTAGTGTCATCTACACAATCGGATCCGATACCTTCACTATCAAATTTTCGGGCCGGAGAGTTGAAGCATTTAACTTTGTACCCGATTGGAAAAAGAAGCCACAAATATCATATTTGTTTGAAACTAAAATATTTAGATCAACAAGTATGAAAGAACAAAGAAAAGCGTTGTATGAGATTCCTTTGCGTAACATAAAAGCTCTTTTTACGGAAAAAGAAATTGACTTGGAACTTTTTTATAACGAGCTGCGTAGGCTTTGGAAAAAGATAGTCGGCATTCCAATCTGGACAGAAAGGATAACAACAGATACAGCATTGCAGGGACTAACAAATATTCCAACTTTAGAGAACCCTAGCGAATACATAAATTTAAGTATATCAGATTTAATTTTAGTTAGAGACATGGAAGACTATTCTAAACAAGAGATTAAGGAAATTTCTCAGTTAAATAGCGATTCGATAGATGTTAATTTGGCGTGTAACTTTGATTTCCAACCTCAAACGACGGAGATTTACCCTGTCATGATAGGAATTATAACAACAAAGTCTTTTTCTGATATAGGTTCTAGTATAGATGAGGTTGATATGGAGTTTAGAGAGATAATAGTCGATGGCGGATGATCTTCAAGACTTAGGAACAACACAGGTACTTAGACTAGATGAAGAGGTAAACTGGCGCGAATTGCCAAAGAGAGACTTTTTGTCATCTCGTACTATTTTAGAATTCCCTGGTACTGCGATCCGCCTAACCAACAACAGTGAAAATTTGCCAGAGACATTCGAATTTTTAGTTACCTTCTTTTCTAAACTCAAGGAAAAAGAGTTTTTAGGTAAGTTTTTCGAATTCCGTGGTCGATATCGGAGATTCTGGTTTCCTCTCCCTATCAACCGTTTTACTGTAACAGAGGATATTATTATAAATTCGAATGCAATCACTGTTGCTGAAAATAAATTTGAACTGTTTGGACATGAAAGACTGTATTTATTGCTGAAAAATGGAGACATGATATCAAGGCAGATATCTTCTGTTGGAGAAACAACTATAACTTTGTCCTCAAATATAACGATATCTATAACAAAAGAAGATATTGTCATGTGTTCACTTATGTTGTTGGTTCGTTTTGATAAAGACGCTTTAGATTTTACTAATAAATCACCAATTATATCAGAAACGCGAGTTTTAGTTCGTGAGCTCATAGAGGAATATGGGGAAGCATAATGACCTACAGCGATGAAGTAGCAAAAACAGAGATACCAAACATTGCAGAACTGTTCAAGTTTACTGTGGGAGACGACATATACTACTATACTAATTATTCGCGTTCTATAACTTTTGGTGGTAACACGTATATCAAAAGATCTATAGACAGAAGCAGTTACGAAAATGACAGCCAAACAAGTTCTGATCAAATAGAAATAACATTGCCTGTTGTTGATTTTGTTCTACAGTTTATTGTTAGTAACCCAATTGAAGATATAGAGATAGACATATCTACTTTGTTTATAGATTCAGGTTTTTCCTACCAAATATTTCGTGGCAAATATATGGATATTTCTGGGGATGATCAAAGCAACTCTGTAAAGATAACCTTCCAGGCGAACACAGAAATATTACGTGCGGAGTTTCCTGGTAGACAATACCAGTCATCTTGCCCTTTTGCAACTTTTCGAAAAAATTGTGGACTAAATAGAGAAGATTTTGAAGTTGTTGCACCCGTAACAATATCAGGAAGTACTTTGGTTAGCTCAATTTTTGACCAAAAACCTAGCTGGATGACGCAAAGCTATTTTGACTCAATTAATGACGATTGGCTAACTTTTGGATTCGTTATTTTTGGTAACAATGCAAGATGGATAACAAATCATTCTGGTGACACAATAACTTTGCAACAACCTTTTGATTCTAGGTTAGTAAATGGCTCAAGTGTAAATGCTTATCCAGGTGATGACAAGAGCCGAGATACATGCGAAAACAAATTTAACAACGTTGCGAGATGGGGGGGATTTCAAAACATACCATCAACAAATCATGCAATTTTTGGGTTTACAGAATGAAGCAATTACCAAGTTATTTTGATGATGTGCAAAAGTGTGCAAGACTTTGTGAAGTTGTGCAAGGTTGGATTGGCACTCCTTATCACCACATGGGAGAAAACAAAGCAGGTGTTGATTGCACTAAGCTTATGGCATTTATATGGATAGAACTTGGATTAATGCGAAAAATTGACAGCTTTAATTATTCCAAAGATTGGATGGTTCATGGTAATCAAGAGATAGTGATTCAATCTTTCACTACGCAGCTCGCAAAGTATTGCACAAGAAAATTTTCACTGTTTCGATATAGCCCACTATTCAAATTAGAATTTGGCGACATTATAGGCTTTTGCCTAAACACAAAAGGATTAACGAACCATACAGCGCTAAAAATGAGCAACGATGACCTTGTTCATGCTATAGCAGGTAAAAATGTTCACATAACACGTTTCTCTAATTGGAAAGATAAAGCAACTTATGTTTTCAGATGTCATTAATATTTTCGACTTTTACACTCCTTTTTTGGGTGGTGTTGTAGAGCTTACTATTGCAGGAGCTATTGCAAGTACTGTAATAGGAATAGGCTTTGCATTGCTGGCTAGTAGAAACCAGAACCAAGACGCACAAAAGCCTAATAGTATTGATGTGTTCAGGCAAAGTCAATCAAAGGAAGCGCTTACGGTGTTCCACACTTGTGGGCGTGTGAGACATGCCGGAAATAATCTTGACATTAGAAATTTGAAAACAAAGAGATTAGAGGCAGAAGGTGGGAAAGGCTTTGGATCTTCATCTGCTGCAACAGCAGGATATCGTTATTTTGCAGATTTATGGTTTGGAATATGCATTGGAAATGTCAATCTTATAAAAACTTACATCAACGACAAAGAAGAGGATGCAAGCGCAAGAGCAAGTGAAACTGTTTTTAATGATGGTGATGATACAAATTTCCCTGATTGGTCACCAGGAGCAACAGCTAATCCAGGCTTGTCTCATATTGCCTATGAGCGTTTTAGGTTAGGCGATAATGTAAACACTATCCCAACAATAAACTTTGTAACAGAGAAAGTTTATGATGGGACTATAGCAAATAGCAATATGAGCAATGGTAGCAATCCAGCAGCTTTTGCTCACGATATTTTAAAAACAGCAGATGAAAGTGATTCAAGAATTGATTTGACATCATTTGTTACTGCTGCTGGCACATGGAACACAAAGGGATACGGCCTTAACCTAATATTTGGTGAAAAAGGTAACGTTGAAAATGCCATAAACAAAATACTTGGATACGTTGATGGCATGTTGTATCGAAATAATTTGGGGCAATGGAAGGTTAGAGCTCTAGAAGGTACTGATACAAGTGTTGTCACTATAAACAAAGCAGATATGAGAAAATTCAGTTTCTCCAAAAAACCTTGGAAAGCAGTTCCGAACGTATTCAATGCAACTTTTATTTCAGAAGAACTTGATTTCTCAGATAGAACAATAAGTGTTGAAAATCCTGCAGCAATTTTTATCTCTGATACCGAAAACCCGACAAGTATCGATTTGAAGTGCTTTAGAGATAAAGAAACAGCAAGCAAAAGACTATTCGAAATTGCAAAAAGAGAAAGTTATCCATCTTTGCAAATATCTATAGAGGTTGGATTGCGCTATATGACATTAGAGCCAGGGGATATTATCACAATAAATCATCCTAAGTTTGGCATTGTGTCAGCAGATTTCAGAATTACCAAGATAAATCTTCCAAAGGTCGATGAGGTCAATGTAAATATAGAAGCAAGGCAATTTGTCGAAGGACTGCATGACGACGTTTTCGAGGTTAGATTTGATAACAACACTACTGATTTAGATACGGCCCCAATCGCACTAACAAAAATAAAAATATTTGAGGTGCCATACAACCAATTTACTCAAGATACACCAGCTTTTATTATATTTGCTAGCAGAGAAAAAGGTTTCGAAGTGTCCTATGATGTTCTTATTAGTGATAACTCATCAAGTGCTTTCGATGCAAAAGGAACTTTTAGCACTTTTTCGCAAAATGGATTTCTCACTATATCATACCCTGATAACACTTACCAAATAGATGACACCATAGGAATAACCTTCCAGCCTAAAAATGACTTTGATGAATTCGATACTATAAGCAGAGATCAACTATTTTCTGTGCAAAGAATTATTTGCATAAATGATGAATTGATGTATTTCCAAACAGTTACCAAAAATCTAGATGGAACGATAACACTAACAGGGATACGTCGTGGTGCTTTTAACACTCCTATACAAAGCCACTCTGTAAATGATGAGGTATACCTTGCTTTTATTAGTTCTAATGTAATTGAAAACCCAGGTTTTACAGACTTTCATGTAAAGATACTACCAAGATTTAACAACAATGTTCTAGATGCTTCTTTAGTAACTCCAATATCGGTAACAACTACAAGCAAAGCCAAAAAACCACGCAATCCAGCGCGTATAGTTGCAACACGAACAAGTTCGTCGAATATTGATGTACAAATACACCCAAATACACCTGGTGTAAATGGTGCTAGTGATGACCTAGTTACAGTCACAGATACCCCAAAACCGTACCCTTTCCTAGGTGATTTTGTTGTGTCTTATGATAGTACCACAGAAATAAAAACTATCAGTAGTTTTAGAATAAATTTTACAGGGGATGTTGATATTACAGTTAAATCAAGGCTAAACGCATTTGAATCAAGCGGCTTAACTGTTTCGGTTGGGTCTGCAAATGGAGAGTACATAGCATGACAGTATTACAACCTAGCAAAATAGAAACAGTTGCGACCGGTGGCCAAGGATATAACGATATCTACACCGCGAATTTTCAAAAACTCAACCAAGAGCTATTCCAAAAACAACCATGGCAATTTCCAGCAAAAGATCGAGATCTTAACTCTCCTCCTGGATCCCCTTCAGATGGTGACAGATATATTGTTGGTAGTTCTCCATCTGGAGATTGGGCTGGCCAGGCAAACAATATTGCAATTTGGGATGATAACAATACAGCTTGGATTTTTGCAACAGCTACTGAGGGCATGACCGCTTGGCTTGAGGACGAAAACACTTATGTAACTTTTGATGGTTCTAACTGGGACCTCACACTGAAGAGACTTGCAACTAGCTTGCAAACATATAGTGAGTCCAACGTTACAACGTCAAGATCTTTTGATGCTGACACTGTAACACTTCCTGAACTCGCTGACATAGTCGGAACAATCGTAGCAGATCTTCGAACACTTGGATTAATCAGTTAACAATTTTTATAAAGGAGTTTTAGTTATGTCAATGGGACAGATGATCGAGCAAGAGATCACCAAAGCTATAGATAAAAAAATAAACGACTCTGAGGGAAAAGCCAAAAAGCTTATAGATACGATAGAAGGGAAAATTTCTCAGTTACAAAATCTAACCACACTAAAAGACAGAATAGATACTCTAGAAAAAGAAAAATCTAGCCTACAAGAAAAAATAAAAGAACTCGAATCTAAAAACACAAGTTCCGAAGAAAATCATAGATCACATGGTAATAGATTGCGATCTTTAGAAGAAAAAGTCTCTGGAAGAATACGACAAAAACAAACGGGCGATGGAAAAAATCGTGTTTACTCATTCCATTTTCCTGATCCAAAAAAGATATGCGAAATCCATTACACAAAAGATGGAAAAGCAAACCTCGTAAAATACGAAAACAATCAGTTCAATGGTGATGTCGAGTCTGGCCGTTTCGTGTCGGGAAAAATAGAGGTTACCTTAAAAGCTCCGGCTGACAAAGACACAGATGTGGTTTTAGAATATTCGACGAAAAATTACGAACAAAAGATAAAAGAGCTATCTGATCAGAACACAAAACTGGAAAAAAGATTCGATGAGGTCGATAACAGAGTCAAAGAAGCTGGTAAAAGACTGTTTGAAGACGCTAAGTAATCAAAGCTAAAAAAGGTAAATAAAATGGGTGTAGAACAAAAGCTTGCGATGCTCTTAGAACGGGCTATTGATAGCCTTTGTGAGCTAATGAAAAGCTTCATTAAAGAAGACGAGGATTTTTTTGAAGACAAAAAAGCCCGTCAAGCTATGCGTGAAGCTGGTCGCATTTTGATGGGAGAAAGCTTAGATGAAGAGTGATCAGGAAGCAATGGAAGAGCTAAGCGGCATAAACAAAGAAATCAAAAAAACCGCCAGCATAAAAGAAAGCGCGAAAGTCGTAGTGAAAGAGAGTAAACGAAACATTCGCCCTATCGTTGCAACAATGGGAGTTGGAGCAGTGGGAACTGCGTCTTGGTTTTTCAATGAAGCAATATCCAGGTTCATCAGTGGTGATATGGTTGGTGGACTGCAAGACGTAGGGCTATTTTTAGTTCTAATATTAGGATCGGGTTTTTTGTCTTTTGCAAAAAGCTATCTTCCAGAAAAAGATTTGCGATCTATAAATGAGCAGGGAAAAACGATATTGTCAAGCTCTGACAGCGTAAACGTTTTCAGTAATGGTGGTTATTTTTTGTCTGTCACAATGCTGTTCTGGGGTAATTGGCCTGCTGCAATTCTTGCTTTTATATATGGAGTGTACCTTCATATAAACAAATTTCTTTTCCCAAAAGGTAAGATAGAAGAAATATTTGAACACAGTATTGAAAATATAAAGGGGTAAAACTATGCTTTTCAATACTTATGGTGGTGTCTTAAAAGATTTTAAAACAAATAAATATACTCCTCAAGAGCTGCACACCCCAAAAAACAGAAATAAAACCAGGGTGCTTTTTTCCAAAATCCCACAAGTATATGAATACCTTTGCCCCATAGGAATATTTGGGGAAAGTGTTGTCTACAAGGCTAAATATCTTAAAACAGACAACATAGTAATAGTTAAATTCCCTTTCTCAAATCTAGGAAAACCTTTAACAAAACAAAAATCTAAAGTGAAAACGAGAAAGCCCGGAATAGACAATGAGCAAATGGACATCTATTCTGATGTTAGACTTAACAGGTCTAATAGTCTTTCTATGGTATACAAAAATCACAAAATGTCACGTGGGATGGAGTTTTTTAAAAGGAGTATTGACATACAAAACGATGCTCACTATAGAGCAAAAAAATTTAAGGGAATAGGCTATGTCCCTGCTGTTTTTGATCACCCTTTTTACGTGGAAGAAGATAAGCCAGAAGAATTTCAAGCTTTTATCGAATACAAAAAGAAGGGAAAAATAAAATATAAAGATCCTGGATTAATTAAGTTCTGCTGGGTTGTGTATGAATACGTAGAAGCTCAAACAGCACAGCATTGGGCTGAAGGAAAGAGTGATTTTAGAAAAATTAAAGTTCTCGCAAAAATGTGTCATTTTTTATGGGAATGCTTCCATAAAGAAAAATTCATGCACTCAGACATATCTGATAAAAATATCATGATAAAAGAATTTCAAGATCGTAACGGAGATATGCAAGACGAGGTAATATTAATAGATTTTAGCTATTCTAAAAATCCTCTATGGCACATAGGGCACAGTGTTTCAGAAGATGTTAGATATAACCCTGTTTACAGTGCTCCGGAACAAAAAGATAACTATATCGCTAGAAATTATAAGAGCGATATATGGAGCATTGGAATTCTAATGCACAACATAATAACTGAAAATTTTCCAGGCTTACGTGGCGATCCAAGGCAAAACCAATTACATCTATTCCCACCTCAAGAAATTATGTGTCCAGATTTGCGAGAAATATTCAAAAAAGCAACTAGACAGAGCGATAGCGGAAATTACGAGCATCTTGTGCAGATGTCTACAGACATTGCGAAATATCTACAAAAGTCCTATCAATGCACTATAGATCAAGTTAATTATCACCAAGACACAGAGGTAATAATACAAGACGAAGAGCCCAAAGACAAAAAAGAACAAGAACAGATTAGCCGCGGAAGTTCTTCGGATATACAAGAAGCGGTTAGCGAGGCTATGATCGAAATAAAAGAGACTGTGGAGAAAGCTTTGCGCGAAGCCCTTCCAGAAGTTGCAAAAGAAACAATCCCAAAAGTTGCTGATAAGATCATCCCTGAAATTATACCTAAGGAAGATAAAAACAAAAAAATATCACAGAGACTAGAGGCCGTTGGACGATTAGAGAAAAAGAAAGACCCTCTCGATATAGAAAAGGTCTTAGAGAATATTAAAGACGAAAGAAAAAAGAATTTCGCAAGATCCTTATTGATGGTTCACAACATCACAAAAAATCGAAATATGTATTAGAGCCATTTTATTTACCGTTTTTATAAAAACGAAAACCTTTGTAATGCAAAGGTTTATTTAAAACACGGAGCATAATTATGAAACTTATCCCAATATTGATTATTTTATCGTACTTATTTTCTTGCACAGGTTGCAGCAGTGTGCCCATTGACTCCATAGGTTTTTGTTACAAAGACGAGGGCAAAGAATACTGCGGTGATATCGGTTTTAATAAGCAGAAATCCGATGAGTCCGGTGGCGTTGTCGTAGATCAAAACGTCGATGGAAAAACAGAACAACTTTACACCTTCAACGAGGAGGAGCTGCAAAAAATCGAAGAAAAATTATCAGACGATAAAACAAAGGTCAATATTTCCTCTAGCCCAAACAACACTTACAAAAATATAAAGAATCTAATCAAATAAGCAATTTCAAATCTCGCAATTAATTTCACTTAAAACACAAAACAGCCTATCTCTGAGATAGGCATTTTCAAGGAGAACTTGAATGATATCGACAAATAGAAAAAGAGGTTTCACCCTCATTGAATTGATGATTGTGGTAGCCATTATTGCTATCATCGCAGCAATTGCCATTCCTGGTTTGCTTCGTGCTAGAATCTCATCAAATGAAAGCTCAGCTATCGGAAGCTTACGATCTATCTCAACATCAGAAGTTCAATTTCAACAACAATCTCTAGTCAATCAGGATCTAGATGGATCTGGAGAATATGGTTTGCTAGATGAACTCGGTGGAATAAAAACCCTAGCTGTCTCTGGTGAAGTTGCAGACCCAGCATTTATTACTGCTGGCCTTGCTCCAAATCTAGCAGGTGATGGTATTGGTGATAAATCTGGCTACCTGTACAAGTGCTTTCTTCCTGGGGATATCCAAGACGATGCCGCAGCAGAGAGACCCGCTTCTAATGATGCTGCAATAATTGACTTGCAAGAACAAAAATTTCGAATTTTTGCTTGGCCAACGTCAGCAGAAACTACAGGTATTCGTGCATTTGCGATAGATCAAGGCGGCGATGTTCTTTCCACTGCAAACAACGATGGAACCGGGGCTGCTTTTTTCGACGGGCGCAATGCTGCCACTACACCTGTATTTAATAGCGGAATTGATACGGGGGTTAATGGCTCAGATGACGCAGTACTTTTTGCTGGAAATTTTAAGCCCATGAAAAATGGAGAGGTTGATGAGGCTGGAGCGACTTGGACAGAATTAGACTAATTTTCCATACACGAACGGCACATACCTTCGTAGTTTTCCGCATCCCTGGTATCCCCCAGGGATTTTTTTATTGCAATATTTCCGCGCAGTTGTATAATTTTTGCATACAAAACATGTCAAAAATTTTATTGAGGTTATCATAACATGCATAATTCGATAAGCGAAATAGAAGCGCGTAGAAAGCTAAAATTTTGGACAGATGAGCTTGAAAAATCTTGCCAATATCTGCTAAAAACAGGTTACTTGGGGTTCAATATAAATCCGTACACTTATAAATCAAACAATATAGAATACAAAGGCTACAGGGCTTTTCAGAGAATACAGGGCAAGGTTAAAACAGTCGTATCTCCCAACCTCAGAGATATGAAAAAAAAGATTGACATGTTTCTAGAAAAACAGGGATTGCATGATCATGTGATGAGGAAACATAGTTGAAAAAATTTTACATATTTTTTTATTTTGTTGTTGCAAAATTTTAACAACGTGATATAATTAAAGCATAAACCAAAAAAAGACCGGTTCACCTGGAGAGTTTCCCGATCTTTTTAAACCCTTCGCCAAGAAAGGCTATTTTAATTATGTACAAAACTGAACAAAATCGCAACGAAAAACCGAAAAAATGCAGCATCCGAGACAATTATCTCGCTAATGCATCTGCCGAAAAAAAGGAGAAAAACGTGGAAACAATGTGCCTGAAAAATGTTATGGAGCTTTTCGGCAGATCGAAAAGTGCAGTATACACCTGGGGCCGTACAGAAAAACTAACGCGATACAATGACCAAGCTTGCATTTTTACGGTGGATGACAAATTTCGCGCTTTGTATAAGAAAATCAAAAAGCAGCCGTATAAATCGAATACAGAAGGTAGCACCCATGAGGATACTCCCTTGGAAACAGAGGAAGATGTATTTATCGACATGCCTCCAAAACGCAAGTTTAAGGCCAAGGTCAAAGCAACGCTGGTAAATCGAGATACCCCACAACCCGAACAGAAACAGAGCAAACAATCTTGGAAACAAGAATTGCAAGATGCTATCCATTGCCCCACCGAAAAATGCATTGAAAAGCGCGAGTCTGAAGACACAATTATAACAAAATTGCAAAAAGAAAATATGGCTCTATCTGCTGAAAAACGTGGATTAACAAACGAAAACGAAAGACTTTTGCACGAAAACGAACAGTTGCAAGAAAAACTGGAGTGGACAGAAACACGCCGCGAAGCTGCTCAGTCTGACCTGGATCACCACGTCAAAGAATGCGAGATGTTGGATGAGAAAATTGCAGATCTGCAAAAACAAAACTCGGAGCTTGCAGCAGATTACGAACAAGCAACAGAGGATAACGCAAGCCTTATCAACGAGGTAGACCGTCTCAAAAAACTCCTACAGGATGAGATCGAACGATCAACGAATATGGATGTCGAAAACGAGGAGCTGCGTGATAGGATTGAGCAGCTAGAAACCGAAAACGACAAACTGAAGGACAAAGTCGCTGCCCTAACTGATATGGTTAATGAGGCAAAAGATCTAGCCATACAAGAGCAAAAAAACGCAATCCTTACCAAACGCCTTGAAAAAGCAGAAGAATCAGCGAAAAATGCAAAAGAGGAAAACGAAGCTCTCGCCAAAATTATTCGCGAACAATCGCAGAAAATAGCGATGCAAGAAAAACGTCTTGATAGCGCACATTCTCTAATATTAGACAAAGAAAAGAAGATCGAAAAATTGCAAGAAGATCGTGATTCATGGAGAAAAACCGCACGTGTTGGACACCGCGCAATGTGTGACTTATCGCAACATTTCAATAATCCACAACCACAAGCACCTACCGTAATAGATATTGAGCCAATCCAAGAAAAGACAGCACCTAAAAAACAACTGTTTGGGTTTAAAAAGATCACAGCCCCCACTAATCCTTTCAAGAAAGTAGGTGTGTAATGTTTGCAAAAGGGACAAAAGCCAGTAACCTTTGGCTCCTTTTTTGGGGCCAATATGGAACAGGGAAAACATACCTAGCTTTGCAAATGCCAAAGGTTTGCATGATTGCAACTGATAGAGAAGGGGCACACCAAGAGAATTTTGGTCAAGCGATATTTCATGTAAATTCCTCAGATGATGATTCTTTTGAGAGAATCAATGAAGCTCTCACATTCCTAAAAACCCAAAAGCATGATTTTGAAACACTTGTGATTGATTCAGCCAGCACAGTTTGGGATATGGTAGTTGATAGCTACATGAGGCAAGTACAAAAAGATAATATTGCTATATGGGAATGGAGAATCATCAAAAATAATTGGATGAGGTTTCTCGGTATGCTTCGTGACTTGGACATGAATATAGTTTTTACAGTGCGCGAAGCATATAAGCAAGAGGAGGAGGAGAAAAAAAGCCAGTACGAGAAGACTAAATACAACGAAGTACCTCGAATGGCTATCGAGGTAAAGAAGACTCTCTACGAATTCGACGTTATATTGCACCTAACCAGAGACGAATACCAAAACCGCCTAGCTATAACAGAAAAACACCGACATAGTCCATTTGAAAAATCATTACCGGACAAATTTGTTCCTGATTTTTCCTATATTGAAAAAATCCTCAACCCAATACCCGACAACGAAAAAGTGAAGTGGTACGAAGAAAATTTTGCAAAGTGGTGCAATAAGCCATTCCCTATTGCAAAAGCAAATATCATAAAAGATGGTGAAATGTACGAGAGCTTCACGTGGAATCAGATTCGAGAAGCCGACACCATGACAGATTCCAACGGCAAGGAATACACTAACCCACGGCAATACCTGCGTATACTTGCGAATGACCGCAATGTATACCACACAGATTTGCATCTTAAGTCAAAGGCTGCTGCAAACATATTCAAGGAACAAGAGGAGCAATCGGATCTGTTCGACAATACGCCTAATACAGCAGAACACAAAGACCCCGCGGAGGTATCAGCATGAAAATAGCACCTATTGCAAAAGTATCAATACTGTACTACTTGAGAATACCCCTGCGTATTACACGAAAATCTAAGATGAAAGCGAGGTTGCAAAAATGAGCTACGAGATCAAAAAACCTTTACAAACCGCACACGGGCCATGCTTGTGCTGCCCAAATACAGAGAGCCATCTTGCACTAGACACTGTTCTATATAACGCTTTTGGCGGCTACGTCGTGCTAAAGAACGGCGAGGAATATTTCGAGGAGGAGATGGATAAGCCTTGGGAGGAAAACAAGACTCTCGCAGATATCGAGAAGGAAGCCGCGCAAGACCCCAACAACGATTGGCAGATTCGCTTAGACTTACCACTTCGCGCTGGTAAATGGCAAAGACAAGGCCCCGAAAAATGGGTGTTGTTTGAAACAGGCGAAGGTTTTGCATAGATAACCCCATGCCCCGCAACAGGGGCAGCATATCTGCCTATAACAGATATGTTTCTGTTAGTACAAAGCTATACCACCCCGAATAGGGGTGATAATTTCGGCCTATAACCGAAACGTAAGTAGGTTAATTTTTCATGAAAACACTGTTGCTCGTCGCAATAGGAAAAATCGTAGTTATTCACATATTTTCTATCCTAGGAGGACTTACGAAACAATATGATACAACTTTATACAGATTAACGGTTTTACAATGCCTCCCTGGTTTGGGTGGGAGGCAATATTTTAGCAGTAAGCCTATACCTTACTTATGTGAATCAGACACGTGCTTATTGAATCAGACACGTACTCCTTGAGTACTACACAGCCCTGCAAAGGTAGGGAAATTTTGGAGCAAGAGATGACCGAACAGGATATAAAAGATTTCAAGATAGTTCTTGCTGGAATCAACAGCAAGCTAGACTTTATGAGCTTACTAATGTTTATCTACGTAGTCGCTTACATATTTTTCAAATAGGAGAATATAATGGAAAAGCAAGGAATGCTAGAGCTAAAGATGCTGGTTGATGGAAAACTGGACGAGATCACAATATCTCAAAATGGCAATCATGTGGAGAGTATTAAGTCTATAGAATTGCTAATAAACCCGCTGGAGGTGAATCATATAGAAAAATACGGCAGCTCCTTTTCTATATATTCAGGAAAGAGATCGTGGACTTTCATATTTATAACGGCAGAGCAAGCGAGTGCTGAGTATAACCACGTAAAGCGATCAATAAAATGGGCGATATCTGGCGACTGGATGATGCACCAATATCCGCATCCTGAAGCAGAAGCCGCAAAAGAACATATTGCAAATGTTGCAAAGGAAAATCCTCAAGATGCACAAGAGACGCAAAAAATAGTGGATGAGCCTTGCGAACTAAGCGAGGAATGGAAAGAGCTAGACCTATCAAATATGCACACAGTTGGTGGTCAAAACACAGATATTATTTTCGCAGGAAAGAGGCTAAATCGCAGGCAAGCTCTAAATCTAGCATTATGGATAACAGCTATGCTAGGCGTTGACCTGCAAGATTTTTCAATATTGTACAACAAATTAGGGTATTAGTGAAGCAAGCGTAAAAGCTTGCGCGAATATATTGGAGCGAAGACATGAAACAGGCTTGGCAAAATCATCTAAGCAAATGCGGAAAATGCCAGAGTCAAAATTACTGCGGTACGGGAAAGACTCTCGTTGTGCTAGCAATGTGCGTCGAGATCGGGATCGACAAAACCGCGGATATTATCGAAAACGAGATAGCAAGCGTACAAGCTTGCGCAGACTGAAACGGAGCAAAGATATGGCCGGAACAGGCGAAAACGACAGCAAAGAAGAAACATGGATAGTAGATCACACCCTGTACGCAGAAGCGGGTTTGGTAGCAGGTGTAAGGATATACAAGGTAGCAACCGTATAAGGTTGCGCGGATGGATTGGAGCAAAGATATGAACGTAGATCTGGAAGGAATGATAACGAACGCTTGTAAAACCATGAGCGGCGATGGCAAAGGCATATACACCCACGGCTTACTCGAACTATTGCAACATATAGCGGAAGTCAAGCACGCACATATGCAAGGCAGAAGCGCCGAAATACTCGACGAATTTTTCGGTTGCTACAAGATCGAGGCAATGGATCCGAAGGAGAAGTATGTCGAGTCTAACAATGTAACGATTTACCCGAAGGCCAAAACAACGGCCTGGATTAGTCCAGCATAGGGGGAAAGGCATGGACGAACAGGAAAAAACCACCGTCTACAGCGGCGAAGACAGATACACTAGTTCGCCTACTAGCACGAACAACTGCTATTTCATCATCATCAACGAAGCAAGGAGTTAGGAATAGGCTATGCCATACGAATACTCACACACGGAGCAAGGTGCAACGCCACTGAACACCACGGACGTGTACAGGAAAACGGATAATTTTACAACTACTGCAATACCGGATTGGTACTACGAGCAATCTGATTATATCTATGTGAACAAGGTCGATGGAATAGAGACAAGCGCATCATATATCGGAATGTTGCAATAATACCCAGTGGAAAGGAATCGCGATTATGGACAAGAGAAAACTGTATTATCTAAGATTCATGGGGATTTCAGCAAGTGTAATGATAGCCGTTGCAATGCTTGAAATATCCCTAGGTAGGCAGGTCGGGCACATACACCTAAACGGAGGATTGATTTTAGTATTGCTAACAGTTCATGCTAAAAATGACCTAATTCGAGAGATAAAACAGGAAACCAAGGCAGATTAATTTTTGATACGGAGGAATAATTATGGCAAATTTTTGTGCAAAGATGGGTGGGATTATTGCGGTAATTTTGGTGAATATCGGCGTACTGGGATCGTGACTGGGAAAC